GATCCAGGAGTTCCGCAGTAAGAGGAGTATCCGGAACATCAGTAAAGCTCTCATTTCCATCAAAGTACGTAATGAAGTAATCACCGTGGATGTTATCTGGCCAATTCATCATAGCACTATGGTAATAATCCATAACAGGATTATCAGGCAGATTCTTGATGGCTCCCTCCGCATTACACACCAGAATATAACCATTAGCAGATGATACTGTTTCAATGTATCCGCCTACGAATTCCTGCATGTAGTGAAGATTTCTATACATTTCTTCAATCTTAGCAGCACATCCAATCCTGCAAGCAATAACTCTCATTGCTTCACCTCCTCAACTCTGATATAGATACCTTCAGTTCCCCTAGTCCAATACTTGCCAAGAAACTCATTTGCTACATGAGCATCGTCCTTCCAGAAACCCTTCTTAGTCATACAGTCCTTAAGGAGCTTGATCATGTTATCGGTATCCGGCTTTGTAATCTTGAATGATTTCTCTTGATATTTATCTGAATGAAAATACCAAATAACCGTGAGTCTTATTGGAGCAACCAAAGGAATATCAGGCTTAAACTTATCCAAATGTGCTAGGTATTTCTCTTTGGCTGCCTTAACGGATGCATCCGGATATATGGTTCCTGTCTTCTTATTGATCTTCTTCTCCTGAGCGGTAGCTGTAGGGATCCTCATTGGCATAAAGAATTCCATATCACTCCTCCTCTTCGTCATCAGGCTCATAAAGATCAGAATTGCCCTCGATGATCAGTTCAAATTCATTAGATAGCCTTAATCCCATTCCGTACAAAACATCATAGAAGTCATCGAAAATCTTAAGGCGATTCTTCTCCGGCTTATTCTGCCAATCGCAGAAATCTTTACCATGCTTGTCACTAAGAGAAATCACAATCCGAGTCATCATCTTCTGGACTATATGAAGGTCTTCATACTTCTCAACTAAAGGCTGGAGTTCAGATTTGCAGAGTGACTGTTCCAGCTTCATCGTATATGAATAGAAACTTATCTCTGCTCTCTCCATGAGCTTATACAGTTTTGTGATTATGGGAACAAAGTCTCCAACCTTCTCAAGTTTTCTGAACCGATCAGGATCGATATTGATGATACAGTTCGCGAACTCGGTGCAGATCTGTTTTCTGGCATCTGTGAGAGCTTTCGCGTTCTCCTTTAATCTGTCGCGCTCAAGCTCAGCCTTCGTCTTTTTCTTGTCCTTCTTCTTGCCCAGCTTCTCGGCGATGTATATACAGGTATATGAGAACTGGCAGACGATCTCGTTCTTAGTCCTGGACTGTCGGGTCCTGATTGTGTTCTCGAGATCTTCATAATCGAAATCTTCGATATAAATAAAAGGACTTTTATTCTTACCAAATTGTAGTCTCTTGTACTCATCATTCCAGCTGAGATTTACTTTTACCTCCTTGATCCCGAGCTCATTCAAAAGCGATCTGATCTTTAATGTGTTCTCTTCGATCTTTTTATCTCGAAGATATCTATTGATATTGCACTCAAGATCCTCGGAATTACTAGATTCTCCCAAGATTTCAGATCTATCCTTAAGATTCTTGACCTTCTCCAATGTGATGTAGTCGCTGATATTGATCTGCCAGGACGTTTCCTTCTCAACCTTTTCAATGACCTTCTTTGGAAGCCTTGCGATCTCCAATCTGTGTTTTACGGTAGCTTCGGAAAAGCCGGTCTTCTCGCTTATTGATTCTACTGTGTCACCAAGATCCATCATCATCTGGAAGCCGTGAGCCTGTTCAATGAATGTCAGATCCGCACGCTGTAGATTCTCACAGAGCATTATTCCTATCTGTTCACGGTCTGACAGATCCTCTACTATCACACAGGGAAGTTCTGTGAGTATTCCTTCAGATGCAGCATAGCGTCTGTGGCCGATCAGTATAGTAAAGTTCTCAAATTCATCATCTTCAGGTACTACAGTCAGATTTTGCATAACACCGTGCTCACGAATAGACTCTCTTAACTCTTCCAGATCTCCTAAGTCCTTACGCGGGTTATTCGGATGCGGATTCAACTGTGATCTTGATAACATTACTACTGAATTATTATTTTTCATGTTGGGTACCTCCGTAATTATTCACGCATTCCTGATTGCGTGTAGCTTATGTATGGTGTCCGTAGTAGTCGTCGTGCGTGAGCGTTACGCACGACTACGTTCGGTACACACACAAGCTGGATGTTGTTGGAACCGTAAGAAAAAATATGAATATATATATTTATATATATGTTTTTTTCTTCCGCTGGTTTTTCACTTTTTCTTACGTATAAATGACATGTCATATTTGCCATCTTTTCCTCTGTTCTTAATTATTTCGAACGATTCGGATTCCTTTACTCTGTTGAGTATTGTTTTGGAAGAACACCCAAGGTACTCGACCAGATCCTGCACAGTGACCTCGCCACCGTCATTCAAGGAACTGACCGCCTCGAAAGCATTCTCGAACTCCTGTTGGCGTTTCTTTTTCTTGACCTCGGGATCCTTACGCTTTTCCATAGCTTTCTGCCACGGGAGCTTGGAACCTTCAGCATCAAGATCGGACAGTACGCCAATATCGTCGATCTGATGTACGGGATAGTTGAACCAGAGATTTACAGGAGCGAACTTTGGGAACTCACGAAGTGTTCCTTCGATACGCCATGCAGTACGCGCGTCGAGCTCCTTGTTCTTCTCGTTGATGGCTATCTGGATTTCACTCTTCTGCTGCCAGCTGCAATTATCATCAACCGCTTTCTGGAGCTTGTGGTAGGAAAGCATATCGTCCTGCGACAGATTGAACGAATCTTCCCAGTCCGGTATTTTTTCTGCCAAATAATTGCAGATAATCTTACATGCTGCAGATTCGCGCTGCTGTTTGGCCAGAGCATCAGTAATCTCCAGTTCAATGAGATCGATGAGAGCATCCGGATCACGCGCGAACACACCGGAGCCTGACGCACGATCCATAGACCGCTTCTCGCCTTGGTGTCCCTTTGAATGATGGTGACAGTAGATAACTGCACAGCCCAACTCAGTGCAAACCTTATCGAACTGGTTGCAGAAGTGTGCCATCTGATCTGCAGAGTTCTCGTCTCCTGTGATGACCTTGTAGATAGGATCAATAATGACAGCGATATAGTCTTTCTTCTGGGCACGCCTGATCAGCTTAGGCGCAAGCTTGTCCATCGGGATAGAGGATCCTCTCAGATTCCATATATCGATGTTAGAAACATTCTGCGGACGCCAACCGAGCCTCTCATACACATCATGGAATCGATGCAGACACGAAGCTCTGTCGAGCTCCAGATTTACGTAGAGGATCTTTCCCTGAGCGCACTTCCAGCCTAACCAGTCCCTGCCCTCTGCAATCGCGCAGCATAGTTCTATGAGAGCGAATGACTTACCGGCCTTGGACGGACCTGCGAGGAGAAGCTTATGCCCTTTTCGCAGTACACCATCGATAAGAGGGTCTGCCAGAGGCGGCATATCAATCCACACATCGGACAGAGCTTCAGGATCCGGCAGATCGTCGTTAACCGCTTCGATCCATTCCTTCCATTCATCGTAATCCTTCTTACCGATATTTGTGGCGATAAGGAACTGTTTGTGTCCGTTACGCATGACACCGGGCATACGAGATAATCTGGATGGATTTCTGTTCTGAGTATCAATCTTCAGACCGTTTTTCTTACAGACATCGTAGATGAAGTCTACGCGTTTTCTGTACTCCTCATATGACGCTGCATCAACACGGACGATCGCATGGATGGATTTCTTACCGGAATGTACAAGACATGCTACAGGAAGTTCGAGGTCGCGAATAATGGTGTTCTGCTGTGCGAGGTCCATCGTGTCGGATTCGACCAACGCATATCTGAACTCTGTCACATTATCGTTCTTGACTCCCTGTCCGTCCAGAGGATTGAACCTGATCCAGGCACCGACTTCTTCGTTGTAGTCTCCCAGAGCTTCGCCGAAGTTCTTATACTTCTTAATGTCGCGGATGATATCTCCGGCTGTTCTGGTATATGCACCTTTGGACGGAAGATATTTGCCTTCGGCATTCTGCCACGTATCGGTGACATATCCTACGATCTCGTCAGGTTGGAACAAAGTCTCGAGATATCGTGTAAGATCCGATACAGGATCCCAATTCTCCGGCTCCTCGATCTCCTTGATCTCCATCCAGTTCTTATTGATGATGGTAAGATCGTCACCATCATCCGTTATGACATCATCCCAATCGAGCTCGTGTCCTTCGTCATCATCGTGAATATGAGACGTCCAGCCGTTTTCCTTGGCCATCTGTGTGATCGTGGCTCCAGAAACACCAGTACCACCATAAGAGCCGAAGGAAGACCACTTCTTATCACATTCGCCCGGATGATATCTCGCAGAGTCCCTCTGTGACCACATATCCCAGACAGAACATGAGTATCCTTCGGCATGAAGCGCCATACCTACACTGCACCACTCCTGATAATTACACTGAGTTGGATCTATATAATCCAATAATTCGGTAAGGTTAATCTCACTCATGAAGCACCTCTCGGTACATACTCAGCAGGAATAACTCCATTAGGGATTCGCCAGTTATTAGCACTTATTCTGCTGATCATATTATTTGCTGATTCAAAAGTCCAGGTACCCACATGATTAAAGTTTCTAGCCTCGAGGAATCTGATCTGTTTTGGAGTGGCCAGACCTTCATCGCGACGCTTGGCAAGCCTGTTAAGAAGCATAGTTGCCTTTCCTGAGTTCTCTACTACATCGGGAAGAATTCCGAACTTCTCCAGTGCTTTGAGCTGCTTATCTGAAGGTGGTGCCATTTCTGCAGGAAACACAGGAACATAGTTCACAAGATCTTCCGCCTGAATCGACATCTCATACTGAAGCGGATCCACAAGTTTTTGCTTTCTTCGCTTCATCTCTTCAAGCTGCTTGGCCAATGCTTCCTCTCGGGCTGCTACAACATCATCGGCTGCAACTTTCTCTGCCTCTTCGATGTCTTCCGGCATACCTGCCATTTCGAGATTCTTGGTCATTCTCTTGGCCACTTCGTCGCTCTCGCATATCAAGTGAGCAGGATGACAGAGTTCGTGCCTTTCGGTGTGCCAGAGGAAATCCAGAAGAAGCAGATGATCCTTCCCCGGATGGAGTCTAGTACCGCGTCCGACCATCTGACAATACAATGATCTGATCTTGGTAGGACGAAGCACGATAATACAATCAACCGACGGGCAGTCCCAGCCTTCTGTAAGGAGCATAGAATTGCAGAGCACGTTATACTCACCGCGATCGAATGCTGCAAGCTTCTCGGCACGGTCAATAGACTCACCGTTTACTTCGGCCGCATTGAATCCCCTCTTGCGGAGAATCGCACAGAACTTCTGTGAAGTCTTGATGAGAGGAAGAAAGACAACTGTCTTCCTGTCTTGGCAATGCTCCAGCATGACGTCCGCTATTTGCTCCAGATACGGGTCCAGAGCCGTTCCGATATCACCGACCGAGAAATCACCCTGACTGATCTTAACCGAGCTTAAATCGAGCTTCAGAGGCACAGTAAGTGCCTTTATGGGAGACAGGTATCCCTCCTTGATCGCACGCGGTAAGGTGTACTCATATGCCAGCGTGTCGAAGAACTGTCCGAGATTCTTCATATCACCACGATCGGGAGTTGCCGTAACCCCCAATATGTTCGCTTGAGGGAAGTGTTCCATAACGCGCTGATACCCGTCAGAGAGAATGTGGTGAGCTTCATCCACGATAATGGTTCCGAAGTAATCTTTTGAGAACTGCTTCAGCCGATTCTCTCGCATCATAGACTGAACGGAACCGACCACGATCTGGTACCAGGAACCGATACAGGTTTCTTCAGCCTTCTCAACTGCAGTCATAAGTCCGGTCACAGAGTATATCTTATCCGAGGCCTGCTGTAGAAGTTCACCTCTATGAGCGAGGACAAGCACACGCTTGCCCTCACGAACCTGATCTTCAGCCACCTTGGCGAATACGACCGTCTTACCACATCCTGTCGGAAGCACCAGAAGAGTTTTACGATTACCGAGATCCCATTCTTCCTCGATCTTTACTCTGGCCTCATTCTGGTATGGTCTTAATTCCATGATCCGAAGCCTCCGAAATTATCTGCAGGTGCGACCGTTGCCTGTGAAGCCGCGGTGGAATTATTCACCTTCTCGGGATCACAGAAGCTCTTGATCTTATTGCTTTTACGATCCTCCCCGTCGTCTCCTTTCCAAGTATCCACATACACATTGCAGTATCCGGTGGCACCATTAACCTTATTCCACTGCATTTTCAAGGTCTCACCATGCTTCTTTAGTCCGATCGATACGAAGAACTGGGAAAGTAATCCTTCTGTTTTTGTGTGGAGATAGAGTCTATGTTTGATCAGCGTTTCGTCACCTGTAGAAGGATCATACACGATGATCTCCAACTCACACATTTTACATGCAGGAAGCTTAGCTCCGCCGTTATACTGTCCTCTGCTCCAACTCTTTACTGTAAACGGATACTTCCCGGGCTGGAGCAATGAGAACTCTGTTGAATCCTTGGTAATCTCATCATCCCAATCCAATTCGTGACCCTGATCGTTCACATTATCAAATCCTGCCATATTATCATCCTGCCTTTCTGTTAATGAGTATCTGCTCATATACCTTGTCGAACTGCGCTATCAGCATTCCGTCGATAAAGCTTTGGGGATACTTGCTCACAGGCATATCAGCCGGACAAATCCCCTTTGACGCTACTGCGTTCTTAATCTCCTGCTCTGTCACTTCTTTTGCTTTCATAAGAGAGATAAGCCCCTTAGGGAAATCCGGATCAGTGATCTGAGGATCAAAGTCGTCCAAAATCTCAAACGGAAGATCTATCGGCTCGGAATCCATACCCTTAGGATCGAGCATGTTCTTCGGTGCAATAGGAATCGTATTGAGATTGCAATCAAAGATCTTTACTATCTGGGAGAAATCGAATGGTAATTCATCCGGCAAACCATATCTGTTCTTGGCATCCCACGCCGGATGGTGTGTCGTGTACATTACACGAGCTCCACCCTGTGCCTTTTTCTTACCATCCACATCGACAACATACGTCTTATAGTTGGCGAAAAGAACCGCATCGGCCCATTCTTTTACCATATTGGCAATGGAAGTCTTGGGAGAATCGTTAAGCTTAAGCGTATATCTGTCATAGCTTCCGTTCTCATCAGGCTGCTCGAATTTCTTAAGGATCGCATGTGCCAGGATGATCACATTGATACCCTTAATGACAATATCCGACAGGGCGTTCAGAAACTTACCGAATTCTTCGTATACGTAAGTATAGCCCTTTCCATATCCCCAATCTTCGATACCACTCTTATGAGCCTTGTCACATATATGTTTGATACACATACGTTCCGCCCAGTCGGCCGTATCAATAACCAGCGTCTTACAGAAGATCTCGTTAGAATTCCTGATCTCCTGGATGTACGTGACCAGCTCCATCCAGGTCTTTGGCGAGGGATCTACTCTCCTGACGTCGAGATCCTTAGTCGATCCTTCAGTATCGATGAAGAGCGGATCCGGAGCTTGGGATGCGAACGTACTCTTGCCTATACCCTCTACACCATAAAGAACAAGTCTAATGGCGTGGGGCTGCTTGCCTCTTGAAATATTCATATGGATAATCCTCCTTTACCAATTCCAGTCGTCTTTTTCCTGAGCCGGAGACGGCGGACAGTGCTGAACAGTATTAGATGCATCAAGATCTCCTCCATAGCCGTCAGTGATAATAATGCTGCACTCGTCTCCGGTAGATACTCTCGTGGCGATCGCCTGAAGGCCTTCCGCTTCGAGCCATTTACCGAACTCATTCATCGTATCGATGTCCATCTGCTCAAGCTTGTCAATGAGTACGAATCCGCATTCCGGATTAAGTTTCCTGACGATAGCCGTAGCAACACGGAGCTGCTCTGAAGAACTCATATCTCCCCAAGTAAAGCCGTTATAAGTCAGCTCACCATCCTTGACGGATAATCCTTCAAGCGGAAGATCTGCACCGTTAAGAAGATCAATCTTGTCCTTACGGATCTGTTCGATCTGGATGGTAAGGTCGTCATATTCCGCCTGACCTTCTTTAGCGATCTGATCTGCACGTTCTTTATCCTGATTCGCGCGAATCTTCACATTAATCTCATCAATGTTCTTGATATTTGCCTCGAGTTCCGCTGTAGATTCATCCTGCAGATCTTTCGCGTTTGTCTCGGCGATCTTCAGATCTGCTTCAAGCTCCTTATGCTTCTGCTTCGCATCAGCAAGCTTTTGTTCGAGAGCTTTGACCTCGCCATATGCAAATGCACACTCGTGAGTCAGCTGTTCTACACGGTCTCTCTTACGCTGATTCTCACCATTTTTAGCAAGAATATCCTGTTGCTGCTTAATGAGTTCGGACGGACTCAAAAGATCCTTAGGCACATCCGGATAGAATGTGAGTTCTGCCGCGAGCGCTTTTTTCTTTTCAACATCTCTTCCAAGGATTAATCTCTGCTGGTAGAGCTCCTGTTCATCATGGTCAAGCTTATCAAGTTCTTCCTCTACCCCGATGATCTGAAGAAGTGTCTTAGCCTTATCCTTACCGGAACTCTCCATGAACTTTGGAAGATCCAGCGCGAGCTTACTGATAAAACTATCAAGCAACATCTGCCCTGACTTCTTCCCCTCAGGATCCGTGATCTTCAGATCCGAGTTCTTTCCCTTTCTCTCAACGATAAGACCATTGGAGAGTACTACCTTCAGATTAGGCGGAAGAACCGAATCCGCGTTTTTCGCATCTGCAGGACGATACTTATCGCCCCCGAGTGCCCATGCTATGGAGTCGAGAACCGAAGTCTTACCCTGTCCGTTCTTGCCGCCAATGACGGTAAGACCATTCGCGGAGGGCTCCATTTTCACTGCCTTAACGCGCTTGACGTTCTCGATTTCGAGTTTGTTGATCTTAATACTCATGATGCTCCTTTCTTATCTGTGTCCCCAATACGGGGAATCTGTATTGTTTAACGGTGATTTTTGAGTTCCTACGAACCCTGTTTCGATGAATTTCACTTCTGATCAGATCATTGATAAAACAAATGAGTTCTTTCATCAGAAGCCTCCGAATTTGACATCCTGGCTGACCATTTTTCTAAAGTCGTCAATAGACGTCTGTTCTGTGATCTCTTCAAGGTATTCAACTTTATCCTTCAGGTTAGAAATCCTGCAATTAAGAATCAGAAATACTACACTTGACATCACGATACTTGCAATAAGAGCAATGATTAATCCGATCATGCTGTTTTCTCCTTTTTGTGTATTCCGAAGTACTTTCGCTTGTTGGTTGCATCAACCTCAATGCTGAGATACTTAAGAATCAAAATCTTCTCATTTTCAGAAAATGGAATCTTTCCCTTTAAACGTGCTCTGGTTGCATCAACGCTCTTGTTGATCACTGTTGCAAGTTCTTCAGTTGTAAAATTCTGCCTGATAAGCGGATAACATGTGTATTTGCCGATACGCATATGCTTCTTTGGTTCCATTGTCTTTTCTTGCAGGGCTTTCGCTTTTTCTTCTCTAGCATCCAATTCGCGTACTATCATTTCATGTACCAATTCCTGAAGGCTATTCATTAATTCGTTCACTGCGCTCATCTCCTTCAATATTCTTCTGTTGAATTACGTTCAACTTCCCTGGCAAAAAAAATAGCATCCCTCTCGCGCTTGGTTAATCTCAAGATTGAAGTGATCTTTTCAATTTCAGAAGCCTTAAATTCAGCTTCTCCAGCCAATTTGTTGTAAAAGCACTCGCGTGATATTCCAATGTTTTCTGCCATACTTACGATTGTGGTGCCCCTCGTGTCAATCGTATTCTTCAGTAGAGATAAATCAACCACTGTTTTCACCTCCTTTCTTAGGTTGAATCTGATTCAACTACTCCGATAATATCATTGTGTTGAATTTGTGTCAACTATTCTCGACAATTATGTTGAATTTTATTCACAGTGATGTTAGTATAGCCTTATTAGAATATTCATAGAG